CCATCTCTTAATGGGGACTGACCAATTTTTTTATAAGAGGTTTTTAATAATCCATCAACATGTTCTTTATATTCATCCCATAATTCATATTCGCCATCCAGATTAAAACTATCAGATATAAATTTCAATTCTCTTTCAGCAGTAGTTCCATCAACTACATATGCGGGCTGATTTGCTTTTAAATAAACAAGCACTTGTTCTCTAACAGATATGATTAGAGCCTTGCCCAGTTTATTGAGCTGCTTTCTATACAATATTTCAATGCCCTTTTGGCTTTTTACTGGAGGTGCTATTTTTGTTTTAGTTTTCTTCAAATGATAGCTCCTCATTTTCTTTTTCTTCTTCTACTCTATTTTCATCGATGGACACATAAGTTCCTTGCTCGGCTAATTCAGACAGAACATCACTACTTTCGATTATACCTTGATCAAGATAAATCTGATCTCTTTGAGCATTTTCTAAATCAACTTTGGATTGTTCAATTTCAGTCAACTGCTTCAGAGGCTTAAATTCATATTCAAATGGATCATTAAAATTAGATGATGCTAATATAATACTGTCCATCCAATCAATTACTGGTCTCAAATCATTCTCTTGAAGGGATTGAACAAAATCATAATAATTTAACATATCTGCTTCACCAGTAGCATTTTGACCAGCTGGAGATATACCAAGCAGTCTTGTTACTGGTATATTAGATGCCCCTGAAACCTTCTGTATAAAACGATCATCAATCTGAGGAAGTTGAGTGAATGTATTTTCCTTTTTATCATACTCATCTTCTTTATCAAGGGCAATACCATTTATAATACTCTTCATTTCATGAGCTAATTTTAACCGCTTTACTACAAGGTCATCTTGCCCTTCTGCTACCAGAGCATTCAGGCCATTTATTCGATATACATCTACACTTGATTCATAAACCAAATTACTGATAGATTGGGATACTGTTTGACTATCTGCTACAGGTTCATACAGAGTAGTAAAGATTGAATTGCCCCAATAGTTCTGCTGCTCCAGTTCCATTATAGTGGATAATACTCCCCTGAGTTTATATAATCGGCTATGATGGATTTTTTGACCACCTCTTGCTACAGTATAGTATTCTGGTTTGCCAAAATTACTGGATAATATATTCCTATTTATTTGATCTGGATAAATATTATATCTGTCCAGTACAATAAAATTTTTCAATGAGTCTGTTTTTATATTTTCTACAATTAGTTGTTCTTCTGGGTCGTCATTTTCTATAATAACAAGGATTACTGCTCCACCAAATACTCTTGCCCATTTTGAAGCCAAATTTACTTTGCCTTTAACATCAAATTCTTTTAAAGCAGCTTCAATTTCTTTTTTCTTATCAGCATCAGGGATTAAAAGGTTGCGCCATTTTCGAGTAGCATCATCAATAGGTATATCTACAACCTTAGCAGCCAACCAATTATATACATAAAGATTATTAGCAGTGGCTTGAGTAATTCTCATACCCATTTTATAAAAGTTTTGAGTCCTTGGGTCTTTAGAAGTACCAAGCCCTTTCATAATATTTTTAAAACCATCTTTAACAAAAGCAGTAATTGGATTTGTCATAATTTAATCCTGAACTATGTGACCATTAATAGAAATATCAAAAAGAGACAAATCTGTTAAATCATCTCTGATAAGGCATTCAAATTTATCATTAGTGCTCCCATTTAACCTTAATGAAATACCATTTACTTCATGATAATTTTTCTTTGCTTGAAATCCATATACTCCAGCAGGAGCTTTTGGATCATATTGAATATTAAAACCTTGTTCTGAAAAACCTATATTATTAACTACCAGAGGCAAATTTTTAATTGTACCATTTACTACTCTGAAAAGTATTCCATTAGTCAGCGCAGATATTCCACCAAATTTAGCACTATCCATAACTACATTATCAGTAATAGATACATTTATCTGATAAATATCAATTTCAGCTTCAGGCGGTGTAAGAATATGAGCAATTTGAATAGTTCCACTACCATCAACATTTAAATTCCAACTTCCTATATGGACTACTGCTGCTGTAGTAAAAGCAAAATCCAAAGGTGAAGCTATATTGATAGTAAGTACTGCTGCTGATAATACTATTGATTGAAAAAATCTTTTCCCTTCTGTTATAAAGATTACATCCCCAGCAGCTACAGAAGCAATTGAATCAACAATAATAGATTCATCATATAAAGTAGTATCAACTGTTATTGATGGAATAACTTTATCAATATGAGCATATAAATCAACAGACTCTGTAAACTGATCTTGTATTGCTACTTGAAGATTGCCTTTTTCATCAAGCATATTTTTTGGAGTAGCAGTAAAAGGATTCCACCAGTATGGATTTATAGGAGTTTGTTGTAATGGATTTAAAACCATCAATCTTGCTCCATAGCTGCTTGAAGTAAATTACCTTTATCCTTATTTATAAAAGCAACCTCTACAGCAGTCATAAGAGTATCAATATCATCATCAAATTCCCCATTTGGAAATTCTCTTGCCTCTTTAGTAAGGTTGCCAACCCCTGGTACTTCTGTATTTAAAACAATCTTTCCTGCTTTTATTTCTGGAGTTACATCTTCTGCTCTGAAGTACTTATCAGTATGCCTTGGAACTTCTATTACTTTCATCCTGAGCCTTCTCAACTCCTGAAGTAAACCAGTTCCAGAGGATTTATCTTCAATATACATCCCTCTTAATATAGGGTCATCTACCTTTTGTTTTGGTTGATTATGCTTTCGATAAAATATTTCAGCTTCCCTTCTGAGGTCTGGCGCTTCAAATTTTGCCCTGAGCTTATCAATTAGATATATCCGGTTATCAATCCCATATCCCCAACATTGAAATATTGTCCAATCATTTTGGGTTTTTACTTTCTGAGCACTATCAGCAGTAATAAATTTATACTTCAGCAGCGGCAGTCTAACATACCACTCCCACCAATCATCTTTAAAAAGATTACCACCTGTAATAGTTGGATTACCCTGATACAAAGACTCCCAACTTGCCTCAGCCATTATTGCTTTTTTACTTTCTAAAAATTCTTTTGATTTTAACTCAGGGAAAAGAGCTTCATCTTCATTTCGATTTACTTCATCTTTCGTAGCAACTGCTTGATAATTTACTACAGTGAATTTACCTTTAAACTGATTTTTAATTTTAATCAGCCTTGCTATAATATCATGAGTTGTCCATCGGGTCATTATAATAAGGAGTCCAGCCTTGTCAGAGAATCTGGTCATAAAATCATCAGTAAACCATTCCCAAATTTTTTGACTCCATGTAATACTATTGGCTTGTTCCCTACCTTTTACTGCATCATCAATTACTCCAAGGTCAAGACTCTCACCTGTAACTGGGCCACCAGTAGTAGTATTGCGAAATTGGCCATCAGTAGGAACTCCATCTCCATCTAAAAATTCAAGATGATTTAAAGTTCTTATTGCTTCACCTCTTTTACTACTCAATTTTGTTCCTGGAAATATCTTTTTATACTTCTCACTATCAATTTGCCGCTGTTGGGAAAGGTTACAGCGTGTTCCTAAAGTATCAGAATAAGTGGCATATATGGATTTAAGCTCTGGCCATCTACCAGAAATCCAAGCAATAAAATCAGCAACTGTCCAAGATTTACCATGCTGAGGTGGAGATTGTATAAGTAATATAGGTCTCAGACCTGCTCTCAAATCAAGATAAAACTGCTGTAGTACTTTTGCCAAATCAGTCATGAACCAACTATCAAAGTACTTCTCATTTCTCATATACTTCCTATAAGCAAGGAAATTGACCCTGGATTTATGTACCCACCAGTCTTCATAAAGGTCTATGTCTTCAAGAGTCAATGACAATCTTTGATTCCTTTTAATATCTTATCAAGCCCATTTATAGGGCACCAGGGTTCAGGTGGCCAATTAATTACTTCTGGTTTTCGATGAGCAAGTAATTGGAGATGAAGAGAATTTTTTATCTGCTCACTATTCAACTGTAGTACTTTATATCTTAGTGGCATTATTTATCCTTTTTACTTACATAGGTGCCCCAGCCATAGCTACCAAAGAAGTAAACCATCACACAGCCTGTACCAGTAATCATAAGGGTACAAGTAGCAAGCTGAAACATATCTGCAAATATCTCTACACCTGGATTTGGGAACAATGCTTTTAAAGGAACACAGATAGCAGCAGTCAGTACTAAATAAAGTTGTACTCTTATCCACATGGTAGCAAGCTCACGCCTTGTTTTACTTTTCTCTGTATTCTCTCCAAGAGTAGCTTTTACAAATTCTGTAGCAGCCTTTCCTTGAGCCATTTTATCCTTCATCATTTCAGCATCAGAATAATTCAGGTCATTTATAAATCCACCAGCCCTTACTAATAAGCCATTTTCCTTATCAAATATATCAGTAGTTATTTTTGGAGCACCAACTACAAAATTGTATGCAGCTTTAAGCAGGTTCATTTTATACTCCTATTATAGATATCAGAGCAATCAGTAAAATTATTATACAAAACAGACTAATGAAAAGAAGTTGTTCATTTAACTTAAAAATTACCTACCAATTCCCAATGTGGTAGATCATGGAAGGTTTGGTCTGAGATTTGAAAATCACTATCCCAATCTGCTCCAGCTCTAACAGGAATACCAAGTTTATAAGCTATGCCTTTTACATAGCCAACAAACATATATAACCTTCCCAAATCCAAAGAGTACTTCTTAATTCCATCTTTTACTTCTGGCCAAATAACAGGGAAAGGGATTACATCCGCTGCTAATGATGGCAAAAGATTATGTTTACTATCTGGCCATTGTACTTTAGATAAACCTAAATCATAAGACCTATTCTGCTCAGCCTCATTTCTATGACCACATTCATATCGACAATCTACTTTTTTTAATACTTCATCAAATAACTGTTGTAGTAAAATATGGGAAGTACTTCTGCGGCTTAAAGAATATGGTGACCAAATATATTCCATTATTCCAATTCCAATTTATTTTTAATTATAATTATATTCGATTTTACCTCAACCATATCATATAGTACTTTATTATTTGAATGATAAACCAAACCAAATAAACCAACAATAAGGGTCAAAGATAAAAAAGCAAAAGTAATCATCACTCCTTTTGATACCTTTCTTTCAATTGCCTGCCACATTCTATCCATCTCCCCTATTCCAAATTCACCACCATCAAGTTTCCTTTTAAAAATACAAAGCTCTTTAATGTTAGCTGCAAAACCTTCGTGTTTAAGACAGCACTCATTACTATTTTTATTCATCTTCCACATCCTCAGCTTCAATTTTTGGCACAGGCAAACCTCTTTTTTTCATTTCTTCTTCTGGGGAAGTATTATTGTTTTGTATTACTACTGTGGCAGGGGCATCATCTTTGATACCATAAACATTTGAGGAAAGTAATTTGATTAAACCATTATTGACTTCAGCAGTTGGAGAGAAAGCGTGTTTGGCTATTCTATCACGCCATTTCATTTTGCCAATTTCCATACCAGAGACTACTGCTTCATTGAACTCAGGGAATTTTTTCATCCATCGCAGTAAAGTGTCTTTTGAACATTGAAGGGCGCTGCATAGATGAGATTTGGTTTTAGCAGTATCTGATTCTGATAATAATTTATAAACAATTTCAGCATATTCAATTTTATATGCATATGAACCAAATCTTCTATTTCTGTTCCTATCAATTGGACCAATTAATGGTTCTTGACTTTTGTAATCTATTAATGGTTTATTTTTTTTCTTTTTTTTAGTCATATTATTTCCTTACTATACTTTAATAAAGAAGTAAAGCTTTTTTTATTGTTTCTTTAACTTTCTTTAATTTACATTAATTTCAATCTTTTTCTTACTTCTTTTAATTCGCATCCTGGACAACTTTCTCCGCTTGGAATATGAATCTTACATTTACTACAATATCGCATGTCATCATCATTTTCAATATGATACTCTTCACAGCTTGGTAAATCAGTATAGATATTAAAATTAAACCTACCAGAATCAACTCCACACTCCATTTTATCTACTGATCCATCTTCAGTAATAATTCTAACATCATAATCATCTTGTAATCTAAGAGCTTCATTTATACTGTTTTTTATTTCTGTTAATTTCATTATTTCTCCTTTTCTCCTTTTAATTCATTTTTACTTTAAAAAAAACAATACCAGGAATTTTCCTTCTTTTTTCTTATATCTGAAACAGTAATAATTTTTCGTTGTTTTTTTTGGCTGAGGTAATATTTTTTTTTACCCTTTTTTATTAATTATTTCTTATACTTATAAAAATAAAAAAGGTAAAATATTACTATTACTTTACCTATACCCGAATAAAGTAATATTCGGTAGTATAGAGATTGGCTTTTTATAAAAGTAATATTACCTATAATATAGTAATAATATTAATAACTTAACAGCTATTTTTACTGTTGATTATTACTGTTTTATTACTGTTTTATTACTGTCATTTTTTTCTAATCTCTGTTCCAATAAATTCAGGTACTTACAACTAAGGAATTAATTTTAAGCTTATTCAGCTATTTTATCCAATAAATCAAGCAGTTTAACTGCTCATTGTTCTATTTCTATACTTTTTAATAGGTCGAAAGCTAATATTTTACCAGTTTTATCCATTACTCCATTTTTAATAGCTTTCTTTTTTATGGTACTTATTCTGCCTTGTGTTAACCCTGTTAGCTTTGCTATTGATTCCTGTGTTATCCCTTCATGGAGTAGTTCTAATATTTTTTGATTTTGACCACTCTTTTTAAATTCCCATTTACCATCAATCAACTTTACTTCTATATTTGTAATAGTAGATGGGTCTTTTATATCCATTCTGGTTTTAGTAAATTTTATTTCCATCCTTGCTTTATCTTCTGGCCGATAATTTTTTGGCTTAGTAAGGACTAAATTGACATCAATATTATCTTCTCTGGCTGAAGTGCCTCTGCCTCCACTATTTAAATCTTTTCCCATATGGTGAATTAATATAGAAGTAATACCAGAATGCTTTAACTGGATCATCCATTGGTTAATTGGGTCCCATTCATCTTTTACATTTTCATTTAATCCTGAAGCTAAACAAGAAACATTATCAAATACTACTATTTTGGTATCTGTTTCTATTAATTTATTTTTGAACCATTCTCTATACTCTTCATTGACTAAATTGGCAACTACTCCACCATCAATCCCTGTTTGGTGATTACATATTAAAGTAAAATGTTTTTCTTCATTTAATTTTAAAAGTTTCATCCTTTTCTGATTATCATATCTGCCCATTTCTCCATCAACATATACTACATTTGTTTTATTTTTTACTTCCCATGGGCCAAATTTTTCACCAGAAGTAATAGCTTGAGACAGACCATAAGCAAACCAACTCTTTCCAACACCTCTTTCACCTACTATTAATATCACATTTTCTTCTACTACCCAGGGTGATAGATATTCTTTGGGGATAGGAAAATCCATCTTACAAAATTCTTCAGCTGTATAACCCCAACTTTTTTCCCAGTCACCATCAAGTTCTTTTTTATCCTTTTTATATATATTATTTACATCTCGAATCATATCACTGTAGTATCTCTTATGATAATCATCTTGTGGCCAATTATGTATAAATCCTCTGAGGTTTGCTAATACTGTAGCCTTTGATACTCCATCTTTCTTCTGGCCTGATATATACTTAGTCATGGCGATATGGACACCTGTATCTGGTTTACCACCCATGATAATAAGAACCATATCATCCATAGTTATAGCATCATCATCTAAATTAACAAGATTACCTTCAGCAATAGACTCAGCCTCAGAAGCAGTAAAATCATCTCCTTTATAATAGCTATAAAATTCAAATTTGCCATCATCAGGATTATCACGAGTAGGTAGGAACCAAGGAACAGACCAAGTTTTAGACTCAGTTGCCATAGCCAAATCTGCACAACTATTTTTAGAAATAAGCTCATAAAGATTTACTACAGATGGGGCAAGTTGTCCAATCTCTTTCATTTTACAAGGCAGTAAAACTCGCCATCTAATTTTGTCTGGGTGGTCTTTAGTTCTATGGGAGTGAGTAGTATAAATACAATGATTTAGATTTTTCTCTTTTAAGACTTGATGGACTAAGCTGGGTTCAATACAATATCCTGCTTTACTTTTGGAATTATCTCCATCAAAAGGAATCATTCCAGCGGATATTTGGGAAGAATTATTGCGGTGATAATGGTCTTTATATTTATAGCTTTTAAAATGAGCAGTTGGATCACCTTTAGTAATTTTATATTCATTACCAATAGTGATATAGCCTTCAAATTTACTACCAGCTGAACACTTTTTTAAAGCCTTTTTGCAGAAGTCTTCAAAATCGAAAAATTGATATTTTTTTAGCTCCGCTGTTGGGGCGTTTTTATAGCTTTGACCTTTGAAAATATTCATATGGCTGACCTTCCTTTCAATACCTATTAATTATCGGCCATTTTTCTATTTTCTACCATTTTCAAAAAATCAGTTTTCTTCCATAAAGCTACCTTTCTTGTTATCCGGTAAATAGGATAGTCAGCCATAATCTCTCGAACAGATTGAGGCTGGACTCCCAAAATTTCAGCTATTTCTTTAATATTAATGTATTCATTTTCCATTTTTATCTCCTTAATTTAGGTTAAAATTTTGAATAAAGGCTATATATAACTTATAATAAAACCGAAGTAAAGCTTTATTTTAATTTTTCATAATAAAATTAGCTGTTTATATAATAGCTTTTGATATCTTTTTCTAATATTCGGTATTTAATAGATAATCAGAAAAAATAGGCTTTGCCAGAGCTTGCATATTAAACTATCTCTCAAAGATCTGTACCTTAGTATGCTATAAAATAGCCTTATATATAAGGTAGAAGATAAAACCGTACCAAAACCGGACATAAATAAGATAAAATGGAATATTTTACAATATTCAAAAATAGTTAAAAAAGTTTATCAATGATTTCAATCACTTATGTTAAAAGTGAAAATAAATCAAAAATAAAGCTTTACTTATTGATAAAAAAGGCTTATTATATACTTAATGAAAACGAAAAAACAAATAAAAAACTTTAAAGGAGAAAAAATGAAAAACTTAAACCCAGAAAAAATTGAAAGATTAAAAGAAGTTTTTAAAAGAGAATTTGGAAGCATTTATACAAATGTAGTTTTTAAGAACTTAAAAACCGATGCTGGATTAAAAGTTTTAAAAACCTCTTTAGCCAGACAAATCGGAATCATTTATGTTAACCATATTTTTAAAATAGCTAAGATTTAAGGAGAAAAAATGAAAAAACAATTAGTAATAAATGAAAAAGATTTTAGAGCTTATAAACCAGAAATTATTTCAACTTCTACCAGAACTATAAAAATGCAACTTTGTGAAGAATTAGTCGAAGGAAGATGGGAACCATTTTACGCAATAGTTAAATAAAGGAGAAAAAATGAAAACACTAAAACAAGAAGCAACAAAAAAAATTTTAAAAGCTAAAACAAATATGGAATTGGATGATGCTATAGAAAATTTTAAAAAAATATATAAACAAGATTTATCAATATCAAAAATAAAAATGTATAATGCTTTAGATTTAATTCTCGAAGCAAGATAACCTTTCAAACTTAAAAAGGAAGAAAAATGGATACCAATCAAAAAATATTAATTAAGAAGGCTTTAGAGCGCCACTCAGGAAAAATTTTAAAATATTGTGGCAGTGAAACAAATTGGAAAGATTGTTTTACTATAATTGAGCTAAATAATAAAAAAGAATTGCTTTTTTGGTATAATTTAGAAAATGGAGCAACATACAACGAAATAATGGAAATAAATTAGTAATATTAAGGACTTAAAAAATATTAAAAAAAATAAAGAAAAAGCTTTACTTTATTATAAATAGGGTATATAATTCTATTTAAAAATAACGATAACTTACAAACTCACAAACTTAAAGGAGAAAAGAAAATGAAAAAGACTACTAAAAAAACATTGGCCAAGGCAAGTAAGAAAATAAATACTATTGAAAAGGTAAAGGAGAACAAGAAAATGAAAGAAAATTTTATAATTGGCTCAAGAGATGCAAAACTGGTAAGTGGACAGCTGAAAGAAGCTAAGAAGGCAAAACCAGCAGTAAAAGCCGTTGAAGCTGTTAAGGCTGTAAAAGAAGTAAAAGCCATTCCCCAAAAAATCGTAAATGATAAAGTTCAACCTGCTGTAAAAGCCGTAGCTGCCGTAGCTGCTGTTAAAGCTATTAAAGCCCAACCTGCTGTTCCTGCTACCTCTGCTATCTACTCCATGAAAATTGGTTGTGTAAGTAAGCCAACTGCGACGGAACTTATTGCCAGAATGGCAGATCAGAAAATTGAACAGAAAGTCGATACCAAAATCACCGAAGACAACGGTGTTTTTCTGGTAGTCTTTGCTGCTGAAAATCAAAAGATTATTCGAGCAGCTTTCAAAAAGTGTAAGTCTAAAGATGGTTATAATGCTTCAGGTTTGGCAATTCTTACAGCCAAGGCTAAGAAAGAAGCAGCCAAAGCAGCTAAGGAAGCAGACAAGGGAAAGAAAGAAGAAAAATCAGCCCCAGAAAGTGAAGGTGCTGATTGGCCAACTCCTGATAAATAATATTTAATTTCAGGCTGGCTATCGGTCTGGGAGCATTCTCCTCCATTGCTCCCAGGCCTTTTACAAACTTAAAAGATAAAATTTAAAAACACAGCAGGTAAATAAAATATGTTTAATAGGAGCTTGTATATCAAATTTTAAAGCTTTAACCTATATAAAACTATACTTTTTAAAAATTTTTTAATTTACAAACTTTAAAGGAGAAAAATAAACCCAAACTTTAAAGGAGAAAAATAACCCCAAACAAAAAGGAGAAAATATGGTAGATGATAAAAAAATTGAATATTGGATATGGATAAAAAATAAATTAGATGTAGCAAAAAAAGAGGAGCTGGAAACAAGAAAAGAAATTTGCGAGCACATCCTTCAAGGGAAAATTAAAGGAGCTAAAAAAGGCACCATAGGCAAATATATTTTAACTGCTACAGCTAAAATGAACAATAGAGTTGATGCTGAGTTTTTGAAATCTGTGTGGGAAAGTTTATCTGATAAAGAAAAAGCTTGTATTAAATATAAGCCGAGTCTTATAGCAGCAGAATATAAAAAATTGAAAGGTGCTATGGTTCTTCATAGGTGTATAGACTCGAAACCTGGCACCCCTGCTTTAGCCTTAAAAACTGTAGTTTAAGCTTTGTAAGAGCTTGCATATCAAATTATTTTTATTAATCTATAACTATATAAGGAGAAAATCATGGCAATTAAGTTAACAACAACTGCTCAAAGTTCAGATTTTGTAAAGTGCCTGGTTTATGGAAGGGCTGGAGTTGGCAAAACGGTTTTATCAGACTCTGCTCCAAATCCGATTATCATTTCAGCTGAGCATGGTTTACTTAGTCTTAAAGATAAAAACATCCCAGTTATTATGATTGAGGATCATAGTGACCTTGAAGAAGCTTATGATTTTATTACTACCAATAAAAAAGCAAAAGAATTTGAAACAGTAGTTCTGGACTCTATCAGTGATATTGCTGAAGCAGTACTTGCCTATTTCAAGAAAAATCCTATTGATGGTAATACTCACCCCCAGGCTGCTTATGGTTCTATGGCTGATGTTCTTATGCCGCTTATTAAACAGTTCAGAGACCTTCCTGGCAAACATGTTTACTTTATTGCCAAATCCAAACGAGTAAAAGATGATTATACTGGTATTACTTCTTGGCTACCTTCCATGCCAGGCCAGCAACTTGGGCCAGCCCTTCCTTATCTTTTTGATTTTGTACTTCCTATGAGAATTGGTGAAACTGATAAGGGTGTGGAGTATAGATACCTTCAAACAAAAGCGGATATTCAGTGGGAAGCAAAAGACAGGTCGGGTAAATTAAATACTATTGAAGAACCAAACCTAACAAAGCTTTTTAATAAAGCTTTGGGATTAAAACAAGAATCAAAAAAATCAGTTAAAACTGAGAAAGGAGAGCAATCTGTACAAGAAGATGAAGCTGGTAATAGAGAATCTGAATAATAATTGTTAACATTAACAAAGGAGAAGTAAAATGGCAAAACTTGGAGCAACTTTTGATAGTGGACATCATGATGATATGAATTCTGGTTTTGATCCTATGCCTGCTGATGAATATATAGCACAGGTAGTAGAATCAGAAGTACTACAGACATCAAAAAAAACCGGCAAATACATCAAGCTTAAATTTGCAATTCTCAAGGGTGAATTTAAAGGTCGATTTGTATGGTCAAATTTGAATATTGTTAACCCAAATCCAATAACTGTAGAGATTGCCCAGAAAGAACTGGCAACCCTTTGTAGAGCTTGTGGCAAAGCAGTAATTCAGGACACCCAAGAACTTCATGGCATTCCTATTTTAATGAAAATTAAAATTAAACCTGCTAAAGATGATTATCCAGCTGGTAATATACCAATTGGATATAAATCTGCTACTGTAGGAGCTACAGCTCAAAACCCATCTCAGCCAGAAGGCTCAGAAAGTACTCCCCCACCTATTGAAGATGGTGATGTACCTTGGGAATAATTATTGATTAATTATGGGGCAGTTAAGTCTGCCCCGAAGGAGTAAAAATGAAAACAAAAATGTATCAGATTGGTCAACTCTTCAGAAAGATGATAAAACAAATGTTTGCTTGTATTACCTTTTTGAAGTATATAAGCAAGGTCGATTAAAGAAATGGGTCAGAAAAGAATTTAATAATAAAAGATTTGTTATTTATATGGCTCAAAAATTATCAAAATTAATCAGTATAACTATTATAAAAGAACATTATACTACTGATAATATCTTTGAATTATCTTTAGGAGAAATGTCAATAGAAGGGTGGTTATAATGAAAACTTTATTTATAAGGCTAATATTGCTGGTTGTCTGTAGTATTATTATTGGATATTTTTTAAGTAAAATTGCTGGTTCTATTCCAGTAGTATATTGGTCAGTTTCAATGAATGTGTCAAAGTTGTAGTATTTGATACTAATAGAAAAGAGTGGATTGAAAAAGATTGTAGTACTATTCCTAAAAAATATGAAAAGGTATGGGTGAAATAAAATGGCACAGACACCTTCAAAAAGAAGAAGAAAAGGAAGAAATGATTTTGATCCAAATACTGACCCTATGGATATCCAGCCTTATAAAGAAGAATCATGGGGCTATGATATGTATTTACAGGATTGGTTAGATGGATGGTATGAAGCAGAAAAAGAATATATAAAACAAGAAGAAGAAGAAATTACTCTTCAAGATTTACTTGAAAGAGTAATAGAAATTGAAAGAAAATTAAATGAAGGAGGCATTTATTAATGGCAAAACTACCTATTGATATCAGAACAAAAACTGAACAGCAAATTGAAGATGGATTAATAAAACAAGATCTGAGGCCATACTTAGGCATAAGTGGAATTGGAGCAAAATGTGCCAGAGCTTTGTGGTATAATTTCAGACTTTGTTCTCAATCAGCAATTACTCCAAGAGTAAATAGACTTTTTCAAAGAGGTCATAGAGAAGAAGCTATCATCCAAGCTGATTTAAGAAAAATTGGAATATGGCACCATGATGATCAAAAAGAAGTACTTGCTGGAAATGGACACATAAAAGGCCATATCGACGACCTATTAGATTATGTCCCTGATGCCCCAAAGACTACTCATCTTGGAGAATATAAAACCCACAATGATAAATCATTCAAAGATTTAAAAAATAAAGGAGTAAAGCTTTCAAAGCCAGTTCATTATGCCCAGATGATCTGCTACATGAACTTATTAAAACTTAAAAGAGGTTTGTACATAGCAGTAAATAAAAATGATGATGCCAGATATTATGAAAGAATTTCAGCAGATGATAAAAAAGCAATAGAACTTATTCAAAGAGGCATTGATATTATCTCTACAGAAGTGCCACCAGAAAAAATAGGTTCATCAACTTGGTTTGAATGTAAGTGGTGTGGGCATTATGAAATTTGTCATTTTGGAAAGCTACCTTTAAAAAATTGTAGGACTTGTGAATACTGTGATATCCATGATAAAGGAAAATGGAAATGCTCTGGCTATAAAATTGAATTAGCTTTTTCTCAGCAATTACTTGGGTGTGAAAAACATAGATATATGAAAGGATTAACAAATTGAGTATCACTCCAAGAAAATATCAAACAGAGGCAATTAATGCTCTTTTCAATTACTTCTATTCTGGCAAAAGAGGCAATCCGCTTGTTGTAGCTCCTACAGGAAGTGGGAAGTCAATTATGATTTCCCTATTCTGTGACACTGTTTTTAAAAAGTGGCCTGACCAAAAAATCCTTATTATAAGCCATGTCAAAGAGATACTCAAGCAAAACCTTACAGTCATCAGAGAACACATGGATAACAAAGCAATAGGGCTGTATAGTGCTGGTTTAAAAAGCAGGACTTTAAATGATATTACCATAGCCAGCATACAATCTATATATAATAAGCCGGAATTATTTGATCAATTTGATATAATAATAGTTGATGAAGCTCATACAATTCCTCATATCAAAAATGGAAGGTATCATAAATTTTTTTCTCAAATCGAAAAACCAGTAATTGGTTTCACAGCAACTCCTTTTCGTTTGGGGACAGGATACCTTCATATGGGTGTTGGAGCATTTTTTGATGATATTGTTTATACTATTTCTATCAGAGAATTACAAGATGCTGGTTATCTTTGTAAACTGAGTTCTAAAGGAACAAAGAAAAGGCTTGATGCTTCTGAAATAAGAAAGCAGGCTGGTGATTATGTTCTTAAAGAATTATCACTGGCCTTTGATAGAGATAGAATCACCAAAAATATAATTTCAGAACTTGTAATCCAAAAAGAGTTAAGAAAAAAATGGCTGGTATTTGCTATTGATATAGCCCATGCCGAAAATGTTACTGCTGAATTAAAAATAGCTGGTATTAAAACTGCTTGTGTCCATTCCAGAATGGAAGGGGATAGGGACAAAATAATTCAAGATTTTAAAGATGGGGCATATCAAGCTATGGTTTCTGTAGCAGTATTAACAGTTGGCTTTGATGCTCCTGATGTTGACCTTATTGCTTTAATAAGACCAACAGCCAGCCCAGTACTTCACGTTCAGATTATCGGCAGAGGTTTAAGACCACATCCTGGAAAAGAGGATTGCCTGATATTAGACTTTGCTGGAAATTTATTAAGAAATGGCCCAATTGATGCTCCGGTTATAAAATTAAAAGGCAAAGGAACTGGAGAGGCAATTATGAAAGAGTGTGATCATTGTTATGAAATAGTTCATGCTGCTGTTAGAATTTGCCCCTGTTGTAATAAACCTTTTAAATTTAGACATAAATTATTATCTCATTCAGCAAACAGAGAAGTACTTTCAGTTGAAGAATGGCATCCTGTAACTGAAGTAAAGTATTTCAATTATACAGGCTCAAGAAAAATTCCTATGCTGAAAGTATCATACTCCTGTGGCCTCAGAAAGTTTAGTGAATATGTCTGTTTAGAACATAGCGGATATGCAAAACACAAAGCTCAACATTGGTGGAAAAGAAGAAGCAAATCAATTATTCCAGAAACAGCTCAGCAGGCAGTAGAACTTTCAGACAGCTTAGATATTCCAATAAAAATATTAGTCAATGAAGGTGGTAAATTTCCTACTATTAAAAAACAGGAGTTTTGAAAGGAGAAATGAAATGAATATTATTGGAGCAGGAATGAGTGGGTTATTGGCTGGAGCTTTAAATCCAGGTTCAACTATTGTTGAAGCAGGAGAAGAAAGAAAATCAGATCATCAAGCAGTATTCAGATGTAGAAAACCAGATATTGGAAAAATGCTTGGGATACCTTTTAAAAAAGTAACTGTTCATAAGGCTATTTGGCTGGATGGGAAAGAAGTAAATTCATCACCCAGGATTACTCATATGTATTCAAGAAAAGTAACTGGCATAATAACAGCCAGAAGTATTTTTGATACTGCCTCAGCAATCCGATATATCCCACCAAAGGATTTTATTCATCAGCTAAAGAAAAGATGTAGTATTAAATATAATAGTCCTTTTGATATTACAGATTTTGAAGCAATATATTGTAATGAACCTGTCATTTCCACTATACCCATTTTTAAAAATGCTGCTATATTTGGATTAAAATTAGATGGCCTTTGCCATTCTGATCCTATATATGTCAATCGGTTTTTTATTCCAAAGTGTAATTCTTATTGTACTATTTATTATCCAGACCCAAAATTTTCTGCATACCGAGCCAGCATGACTGGTGATACTCTTATAATAGAAGGCATGAAAAAATTATGTTTTACTGACCTATCTGAAATTTGTAATTCTTTAGGAATAAAATATTTCAGTGATTCAACTAAGTACTTAAATCATAAACAAAAATTTGGTAAGATGATTCCAATTGATAATAAAATAAGACAAAATATTATTACTGATTTAACTTTAAAATATGGTGTGTATTCTTTAGGTCGATTTGCTACCTGGCGACCTAAAGTAATGCTGGATGCTGTCCTTGAGGACATTTTTGTAATCCGAAGATTAATAGAAGAAGGCAATTATGGTAGTATAAAATATAAACAAGGAGAAAAATCATGAATAAAGATGCTGCGACAGTCAATTTAATTAATTATACTGGAGGTGCTCTTGAATTATTAATTTATACCAAGAGTGGAAGATTGGCAACTGGAACAAAACTTTTTGATATAGCAACCTGGCCATATGAGAAGAAAATGGATCATCTTTCTTATATGATGAACACCATTCAAAGTAGTTTTGAAATGGTAGATTATACTTTTGAAATAAAAAATGTTTCCAGAGCTTTTACTCATCAGCTGGTAAGAACCAGAACTGCTTCTTTTCAACAGCAAGCCATGAGGGTAGTAGATGCCAGAGATTTTACTTATCTTCAATCCACAGATAACCCAAGATATCAGATAGCAGCTCAAGAATCTCTTTCTCAATATGGCAAAATGATTGATGATGGAGAAGCAGTACAAGATGCTCGTGGAGTATTACCAATAGCAATTCATACAGAGATTATAATAAAAGCAAATCTCAGAACTTTATCTAACATGGCTGAACTCCGCTTATGTAAAAGAGCAGAAGGTGAATATCAGTCTGTCTTTAAGAAGATGGTAAAAGCAGTACTTGATGTTCATCCCTGGGCTGAACCTCTTTTAAAAGTCTATTGTATTAAAACTGGTATCTGTTATTTTCCAAGATATGATAAATGTCCAGTTCAAAAATTTTGTCTCAAACCAGAAGATGTAAAGCTATTAATAGAAAAAGCTTGGAATAAATATAATCATGTTGCTAATCCTGTAGCGAATAAAGATGGCATGACTATGTAAGAAGCTTTTAAAAGACTTTTCTTTTTAGCCTATAGGATACTATTAAAAAATAAAATAAATTTGATATACAATGGATAAAGAGTGTTGATCAATGAATAAAATATTAACTCAATCTGCTTATTTATATTTAAAAAAAGGAATTTATTATGAAAAAAGATTGTATAATTATTGATCTTGAAGGTACACTTTCTAATTGTGAACATAGGATTCACCATTTGGAGAAAAAAGAATTTTATCAATGGAATGAACTCTTTCAACTGGATACGGTTAATGAAAGTATAGTTGAAATAATTAATCGGTATAGAGTAAATGGAGTGAGTATAATTCTTTGTACTGCTAAATCAGCAATACGATCATCAGAAGTTATGTCTTGGTTAAAGAAAAATGATCTATTAGAATTAATTGATCATTTCTATTTTAGAGTCTTAAAAGATACAAGATCAAGTGTAGAAGTAAAAAAAGAAATGTTAAGAGATATATTTAAAAACTATAATGTTTTAATAGCATTTGATGATAGAAAAGATATTTGTCAAATGTATCATTCTAAAGGAATAATCTCATATTTATTTATTCCAAATGAGCACAAAACTCCTGCTGATTTTTTAAAAGATGCTGCTGTAGTATTTGAAAATAAAAATAAAGAATATGGAGATTCATATAAGAGTTTTGGAAAAATTATGATGGCTTATTTTCCAAATGGCATAGAATTAAAAACTGAAAAAGATTTTACTCGATTTGCTATGTTAAATATTATGATATCTAAAACAGACAGATATTGCAAAAATTTTGTTAACAATGGTCATTCAGATAGCTTAACTGACTTATCAATTTATTCTACTATGCTACAGGAGATTGATAATGGATAATTTTCAATTGTTTTTTAAATATGCTATGGATAGAAATATTCCTATTTTAGAACATTTTTATTCAGCTCATGGAATAATATTAAACCTTGGAGCAGGTGATAAAAAAATTCCTTATTCTATTCCACTTGATTATCCAAATTGGAATGCTGATACTGATGATATTCCTTATGCTGATGGCTCAGTAAGTTTCATTCATGCTTACCATTTTCTTGAGCACTGTAAGCACCCAGTTAAAGTACTACAGGAATGTCAAAGAGTTCTCAGAATAGGCGGGCATATGAATATCTGTGTTCCTTATTATTCTGCTGCTATAGCTTCTCAAGACTTAGACCATAAACATTATTTTACCGAAGAAACATGGAAAACTCTTTTCAAAAATCAGTATTATGATAAAAATAAAATAGAATGGAAATTTAAAATCGGTTTTAATATGATCTGTGGTATAGTTGAAAGAAATCTTTGCCTACTAACCCAATTGGAGAAAATATGATCACTATTTTTGACTCTGAAACTACAGGTTTGTTAAGGGCAAAGGGTTCAGATATACTACACCAGCCTCATCTAACTGAAATTTATGCTATGCAAGTAGATGAAAAAAACAATTTAATAAGAGAATTTGGAACTCTTATTAAACCACCTATCCAAATTCCAAATTTTTTAGAAAAGGCTATTGGAATTACAAATGAGATGGTAGTAAATGCTCCAACTTTTTTACAGATATATAAAAAAATTATTGAAGTATTTTTTTGTTCTCATACGGTGGTTGCTCATAATTTATCTTTTGATGAAGGAGTACTGATCAATGAGCTTAAAAGAATAGGGAAAGAACACCACTTCCCATATCCACCTATTAAATTTTGTACAGTAGAACAATCTATGCATATAAAAGGGCATAGGTTGAAAAATTCTGAGCTTTATAAAATTGCTACTGGAAAGGAAATGGTTGGTGCCCATAGAGCTAAAGCGGATGTTTTGGCAACTTATGAATCTTATAAATGGTTGAGGAGTAAAAATAATGAAAATGTATAGAATAATATCAGCAGTAAAAAGTCCATTTGTTTTTTCAAAAGAAGATGCAGAATTCAGATGTGAAAAGGCAAATGAATATTTTAAAAATGTTAATCATACTATTAAACTATCAGAACATTATACTAAAAAAGAAATCAGATATTTATATCCAAAAGATATTTCTTTCAGCAAATTGGAAGCACTTGTAAAAGGATTAAAAAATAATGATGCATTAATTGCTGATTTTGAAGATGTCGAACAAGTATCTTTAACCAGCTTTGAAAGAAATAATTTAATAAAAGCAAATCCAAAACAATTTGTATAAGGATTAAAAATAATGAAATGCCCATACTGTAGTAAAGAAGCTAAACTTGTAACTGGAGAATTTGTTCATCCATTTCAGCCAAGATATAAAGATAAATATTATTATATATGTGATGCCTGTGATGCTTATGTAGGCTGTCATAAAGGTACTAAAAAAGCACTTGGGACTTTAGCAAATTATGAATTAAGAGTATTAAGAATGAAAGTACATCATAAATTTGATCCACTCTGGAGAAGTAAAGTTGTAACAAGAAAAGATGCATACATAATTTTATCGAAGAAATTAAATATATCATTAACAAAGTGTCATATAGCAGCTTTTGATATTGACACTTGTAACAGAGTATTGGGAATAATAGAATGTGGCTAAATATAAAAACAGGTTATACTTTTAAAGCAGTATATGGACACCTGGATAAAATAGCAGAAAAATGTTCTACTATGGCAGACTATGGAGGCATTGCTGATTTAGGTAATACTTTTGCCCATATCCCTTGGATGAAAGCTTGTAAAAAAGTAGGTATCAAACCAATTTATGGAGTCCAATTACCAGTAGTAGAAAATCTTCAAAGAAAAATAAGAAGATATCCATATAATTGGATGACCTTTATAGCTAAGAATACTGAAGGGTTACAAGAAATATATCGACTTGTAGATTCATCTTTCCAGCAATTTTACTACAGGCAGAGAATAACCTATGAGCAGATCAATAGTACTTCTGGAAATATATTCATTTTATCAGGAGTAGCACCTAAATGGGATTTAATTAAAAAAGAAATGTTCAAAGAATTAAGTCCATGTACTCCTTATAATCAAAGATATTTATCAGATCATAAAGGCTTTACTACTGCCTGTATAGATAATTATTATATTGATGCTGAAGATGATATTATTTATGAACCATTTGCTGATGAAAGATTAAGAGAAAATAAAACAAGCCCTTTGCATATACTGACAAAAATAGAATGGGAAAATATTTATTCAGAAAATCACCCAGCTATTGGAAATTTAAAAAATATAGCATCCCAATGTAATGTAGTACTTCCTGAAGCCCCAATGGTGAAGTATATTGGAGATGATAATATTGAAATTTGGTGCAAAAAAGGAGCTAAAGAAAAAGGAATAACATCAAAACCAGAATATATTGAAAGATATAAAAGAGAGATAAAATTGATTAAAGAAAAAAATTATGTTGATTACTTCCTTGTGGTTGCTGATGCTATTCGATATGCTAAAACTAAAATGGCTGTTGGCCCATCACGTGGTAGTTCTGCTGGTTCTTTAATCTGCTACCTTATGGGAATTACAGAGATTGATCCGCTTGAATATGACCTTTACTTTGAAAGATTTATAGATATCAATAGAGGTGATTTACCAGATATAGATATAGACTTCCAAGACAATAAGCGGTATCTGGTTATAAAATATTTAGAAAGAAAGTATGGAAAAGATAATGTTGCTCAAATAGGTAATATTAATCGACTAAAACCAAAGTCTGCTATAACTCGATTTGCTCAAGCTTTGGGTATACCTATAGATGATGTTATTGAATTAAAAGATGCTATTATGGAAAGGTCTGGTGGAGATGCCAGAGCAAATTCTTGTATGGAAGATACTTTTACTGATACTGATGTGGGTAAAAAATTTATAGAAAAATATCCTGCTATGGAAATAGTAAAATATATAGAAGCTCATCCATCACATACTGGAGTACATGCTGCTGGTATATTAGTTTGTAATACTCCTATTACTAATTATTGTGGGATAAATAGCAGAGACAAAAAAAGAATAGGCATGCTTGATAAAAAAGATACTGAGGCTGTTAACTTATTAAAAATAGATGCCCTTGGCCTAAGAACTTTATCTATCATAGCTGGAGTATGCGACCAGATTGGTAAGCCTTATCCTTGGATGTATGAAATACCAATAGATGATCCTGCTACTTTTAAAATTTTTAGTGATCATAGATTCAATGGTATTTTTCAATTTGAAGGATCAGCAATTCAAAATTTAGCTAAACAGATGCCCATAGATGATATAGAAGATGTTGCTGCTCTTACTGCTCTTGGAAGGCCTGGCCCACTTATGTCTGGTGGTGCTTCTGCTTTTATCGAAGTAAGAAGTGGAATGAAAGAAGTAAAGTATTTGGGCAGTCATCCAGCTATTATAGAAGCTACAAAAAAGACATATGGTATAATTATATATCAAGAACAGATTATGAAAATTGGTAGGGAATATGGAAATTTATCTTGGGGTGATTTAGATACTATTAGAAGGGCTATGTCAAAATCATATGGTGAAGAATTTTTTGCCCAATTCAAAACTAAATTTATTAATGGAGCAGTAGAACATGGAGAAAATCCAGAAGAAGCAAAAAAGATTTGGAAGTCCATGCATAGTTTTGGTAGTTATTCCTTTAATAAAAGTCATGCTGTATCCTATGGGCTTATAAGTTATATTTGTGCTTATTTAAAAGCTCATTACCCTTTAGAATTTACAGTTGCTTGTTTAAATCATTCCAAGAGCGACAGAAGTGCTTTAAAAATATTAAGAGATGCAGTGGAAAATGATGGAGTAAAATATAAGTATTTTGACCCAAAATATTCTATTGAAGAATGGAGTGTACAAGATGGAATTTTATATGGTGGATTAATTACCATCCATGGTATTGGCTCAGTAATGGCAAAAAAAACTATCAGGTTGAGGGCAGCAGAACTTCCTTATCCAGCAGGACTTGAAAATAAAATTGATACTGCAATAAGTACATTCAAATATTTATATCCTGCTAAAGAATTATATGGAGATTATTATACTGATCCAGCATCTTATAATTTAAATGGTTATGTAAGTAAAATTAATGAAGCAGACCATGATGGAGATTTTACTATAATTGGTTGTCTTATTAAAAAAAATTTAAGAGATGCGAATGAAGCCTGTTTTGTTAGCAAAAGAAATGGTAAATTTTTAAAAGGTAATACTGCCTGGTTAAATATTACTATTGAAGATGATACTGGTTCAATAATGTGTAAAATAAAAATTGAGGATTATGAAAGACTTGGTAAGATGATAGCTGAAACTGGTAAAGAAGAAAAAGACTGGTATATGGTTTATGGTCAAAAAATAAATAATTGGAGTATAATTTTTGTTAAAAATATTATCAAAATAACAAGGGGGATTTAATGAAAAAGAAAACAGCAAGAAAAATAGAATGAGACTTTTCAGAGATGGAATAAATGTTAAAGATGGACTACAAATAGAAAAATGCTTTAAAGTTTTGGGCATAAGAGTAAAAGCGAATGACAATATAATCACAAGAAATAAGGAAAAACCACAGCCCTAAGAGCGTGTATATCAAACTTTCTACCCTTAACCTATACCTTAGTATAGACCTTTTTAACCCTTATTTAAGGAGCTATTATGTTAAATATGATAAAAGAGATTCAAGCAGCTACTGGTACTGATAAAATTAAAGTCATGAAAAAATATCCTGAATTAAAAGATATTTTGATTGCTGCTTATGATCCTTTTAAAAAATACTATATTACCCCACCCGATTCAAGCGGAACTGATAAGGGCTGCAATCTTCATCTTGCTACAAAATCACTTCTTGAAGATTTATCTTCAAGAGAATTATCTGGTCAACTTGCTTATGAATCTATCTGTGATCACATAAATATTCTTAATCCAGATCATGCTGAAGTATTTAAGATGATTTTAAATAAAGATTTAAGGGCTGGTATAAATATAAAAAGTATTAACAAAGCTTGGCCTGATCTTATTCCTTTAACTTTTGATGGTTCTATTAAACCAGATATAATGCTGCTGAAAACTTTTGATTCAAAAAAGGCAAAATATCCGCTTATGGGGGCAGTAAAGAAAGATGGGGTGAGAGGTTTATATACTACTACTATGCTATCAAGACAAGGTCAAAAATTAATTGGTCATAGCCATATAGAATATTGGCTTGAAAAATATGAAAAGGATTTTGATGGTGAGCTTTGTGTCCCTGGAGAGATATTTGATGTAGCATCTGGCTTAATAAGAAATGATAAACCAACTCCTGAATCTATATATTGGATATTTGATTGCTCATCTTTACCAGGTACAAAAAGAGATAGATGGAATTGGCTTAGGAATAATATTTTGGATCAATGGCCAATTCGATTAATCCCTCATTATACTATTTTTAATGAAGTCCAATTAATAAAATTTTATAAATGGGCTTTGTCTCAAGGTGAGGAAGGAATTGTTGTATATGATCCAGATGATATATATGAAGATAAAAGAAGCCATAGTTGGATGAGACTTGTTCCTATAAAATCCGCTGACTGTATAGTAATTGGATTTTATGAAGGGAAGGGCAAACATGCTGGAAGTCTTGGTGGTATAATAGTTGATTATAAAGGCCATGAAGTAAAAGTTGGCACAGGATTTAAAGAGAAAAAGAAAAAAGATATACCAGAACAGAATCTCAGACAGCATATTTGGGACAATCAAAATATATTTTTAGGAGCTATTGTTAAAATTGAATTTAAAGAAGAAACAAAAGCAGGTAGTATGAGACAACCAAGATTTAAAAATTGGAGGTTTGATAAATGAAAACAGAAAGTCAAGAACAAATTAATTTTATTCAATGGTGTAAACGCAATGCTGTAGAATATCCTGAGCTTGATGAGATATTTGCTATCCCGAACGGAGGCAAGCGGCATATAGTAACAGCATCTATATTAAAATTGGAAGGAGTTAAAGCTGGTATTCCAGATTTGTTCCTTCCAGTTCAGAAAAGAGGTTATGCTGGTTTATTTATAGAAATGAAAAAATTAAATGGTACTTTATCTATAGCTCAAAGAAAAAGGATACCAAAGCTCAGGGCTCAAGGTTATGCAGTAATAGTCTGTAAAGGAGCAGAACGAACCAAAGCCCTTATTAAGAGTTATCTAAATATTTAAAATAAAGCCCTTATACACTTGTATAAAGGCTTTATTTTTTATTTTAATATAAAGATAACCAATATTTTAAAAGCTCTAATACAAGCTGCTCTTAATAATGCTACAGTAGTTGCTCCTAAAAATAATTGGTCTATTTTATCATGAGCTTGAGCAACTGTTATATTTTTTAAGCCAGCAGTATTTTTTTCAGATTCAATTTTAGCAAGTCTACTTTTTTCAATATCTTCTACTGCTTGCTGATTAGCAAAATGATCAATAATCTCTTGATCATCTTCTGCTAATACTTCTTGCCTTTCATATTGCGGTCTGGCAAAAAGACCAATAATTTTTCTATCATCTCTCTTAATATAATAATTTCTCATGATTATAAATCCTTTCCTCTTTTATCAACCCATCCCAGAACAACCATTTGTAAATTATTTCCATTATCTTGGCGCACTCTAATTTGACTTGATGTATTAGTAACAACTTTACTATAATGACCATAATCATCATTATCATCATTATTTGAATTAAGCGTTATCAATGGTGTAGTTCCAGCAGTACTTGGCGCTAAATCATTTGTTTCTAATGGCGAAATATATAGAATATCTGATGAAGCATTATAAACATTCATAAATACTTCTGTAACCACTCCAAGAGGTGTACGCATAGTAAGAGAATGTGCATTGCCATCTCCTGAAGTAACATTGATATCAAGCAAAGGGCTTGCCCAATAAAATTGATCTCCCCATTGATAAAAACCAAGTATATTAGGTGATCCATCAGTAAGTACTGAACCAACTCTTCTATAAAGTGAATAGTTAGTAGCATCTGCCAATAAATTAGTAGCTATCAAACTTGTATCAAATCCAGCATCTACTTTAGTTCCATCAGCAGACATAATAATATAAAAATGATACCAAGTATCAGCAAGTAATGTTAACCCAGAAGGGAAACCACCATCATCATTTCCTTCAGCCCAATTAACATCAATTTGTTTTGTAAGAGCAGTCAATAATGAAATAGGAACAGTATCAGTACTATCTCTACATATTCCTGGAGCTATTTCAATATCATGATCTGTATCAGCATCATTTGATAAAATTAATCCATTGATATATCCACGAGCAGTTGGAGGTGTTACATTAATAACATCAGCCCAAGTTCCAGTTACATCTCCAACTGGATTTACTATTGAAGATGCTGGGCCATTATTTATTTTACATTGATATAAATTTCCATCACTTCCTATTGTATATGAAAAATCAGCAATATAATCTGTTAAAGCATCATATCCCAAAAGCCCTTTTATATTAATTTCATTTAACCATTTCCAAACACTATTCTGCCAAAAATTAAAAGATTGGTAAGGTGGCTTTTCTGGAACACCTGCTGGAGCCAACCAGCCTTCTGATTTATGAGTTGCATCTGGTTCTACAGAATTGACTTCTGTTTCATCCCATTCTGGTAGTATTGTTGGTTTTGCCATAATTATACTCCTTTATTTATCCAACTATTTTTGCAAAAACTCCGCCTATATTAATATCAGCAATATCTCCAAAGCCCAACCCAGTTGGGTCTAAGTCTTCAAAAAATGAAAAAGCTCCTGGAGGATATGTATGGTATTCAACTTTATCTATTCCAATCAGCACAGGTAAATCAGCCAACAACCCCTCTTCAAATATAGTCAAATCTTTTAATATATCATATCTTGGTTCTAAAAAAGCTGATTGAAAATATCTGATTATTGCTCCATCAAAAGTAAATGAAATTAATTTTAAAGTATCATCAACTATCATAGCAGTTTTATTTTCTATGATTTTAGCTCGAATTAATAATCTGTATAAATTATCTCCAACTAAAACAAATTCTGATACTCCATCCCAAAAATTTCCTCCAGTATCAGTATCATCTATATCACCAAAGCCAAGAATAGTAGGATCATCTAAAAAACCAAATAGTCCTGCAACATCAACTGCTTTTTCTGGTCTTGATAATCCAACAATTTCACCTATTCCATCCAATTGTACTCCCACAGCAGTATTCAAATATCTTTCATTCAATAATTGTAATTCTGATATTTGTAAATTTTGAAGTTGCTGTAAAAATGCTTCTAAAAAATCTTGAAATTTAGTACTATCTTTGAATTGATAAGCAAGTCTTAAAATACCTTTTTTAATTACTTCATCAGACAATATTCACCTCCACTCTTGAAACATCATATTTAGATATTTCATCAGGGTCAATAGTCAAATTTATAACACCAGCAGGACTTGGGGCAAGACCAATAAATAAATCAATGGTAAGTATTCCAGGAATTTCATTAATTGGAGTATAAAATTCTGTCCTTATAACATCATCTGATATTTTAAAATTAGCAGTTCCATAAGCTACTACAGCAGCTTTTATATCAGTGGAACCAGTTCCAGGAAACTCAGTAACATTAATAGTAATATTTATTTTAAAATAAATATTTACATCACCTGGCCTGATAAATTTTACATTTTGAGAAAAACCTTGATCATCTATTATTACTACTGTAGTGGTTCCAAATGATAATATTCCTTGGGGAGTATTATTCCATATAACAGCGGCAATTTCATCATTATCTCCACCAATGATTGAAGATAAAAATTGATGAGCTGGAATCCCATCTACTACAGCATCAGTCCCATTACTTATAACAACAGCATCTTCTACTCCATCAATATTAAGTAATTGACCAAATAATGAATCAACAAGATTTTGACCAAGTGCCTGTGTGGATAATTCTCTTCTGATACGAAGTTCAGCATCTGTTTCTTCATTTCTGCCTATTGCTGCATCAAGACTGTTTGTAATACTTGTCCATCCAAAAATAGGAGTTTCAATAACAGTAAGAGTACCAGAAGCAGCTTCAATCAAACCAGTATCTACACTCTGCATATTAACAGTTATACTTCCACCACCCCCAATAATAACTTCAGATAATGTTTCAAAAACTAACCCAGTTGAAATAACACTTACTTTACTACCTACTGGAATAACAGTTCCTGATACTCCACTAATAATAGCAGTAACAGTAGAATTTGTCGCTGCCTGTCTTTCTATTCCATTATACAGTACTACATTAGATAATTGATTTTCTTGAGCAGTAGATGGATATTGTGAATTATATACATTCTCTTGACTTTCCCATTGATCAGATAGTGCTTCTGATAAAATCCCTATAAATTGACCAAAGCCACTTTGAGGAGTTAAATCAATATTGTCTCCAAAAGCTAATTTCAAAGCACCTTCAATTTCTATTTTTATATCTATTAATCTTTTTCTTTCAAAGCCAGCTGCGCTTAAACCACTCATATGTTAACCTCCACAGACCCAGATGAAATTCCATCATTGACAGAAAAATCAATTCTCAATCCTTTTTCAGAAGGGTCAGGAATTAAATTTAATTCAGTTATATTTTTCACACCTTCTGTATCATTTACTTCTTTTCTAAATAATTCATATGTGTCTTCAATACTGCTACCTTGTTCAAAAATAAATTGAGTAAAAGGTAAGCCAATTCTATTATCAAGAAACCACTCTTCAAGTAAAAATTGAAGCCTTATTGTTAGCCTTTGAGCCACCACATCTACTTCTTCAGTAAAGGCAATATCTGATTCATCTAAAAATATATCATGGTCATCATCAAATTTTATATCAAAAATTGTCATTGAGGCACTCCAGTATCCAATTCGGTATCACCATCTGAATCATTACCTTGTGGGTGAATATGCGTCAGAAAATCAATAGAGCCAACAAGCAAATCTCCAGTTACTTCTACATCACCAACCACTTCTACATTATTATTTATAATCACTTTACTGCTTGTTATTTTTGTTTCTCCAGTAGTAATTATTTCAACTTCTTCTGATGCTTTTATTATTATTTTCGTATTGCCTGAGTTTGTTTTTATTTCCAAATTAATAGGATCAAAATTTGGTATAACATCTTTTTGATGATACATAACAGGCTCAGCAAAGGCATCACTTAAAGAGAATTTTCTAAAATCAAAAGGATTTTGAATCCCACCTTCAGTAAGCCAAGTATCAATTGACCTTTCAGCAAAAATAATTTTTACATGATCACCTACTTCTATTGGGAAAGTAATTGAAAATGTTTTACTTCTCCAATATCTTATAGGAACATTTACAAGTAAAGGTAAATTTACCAACTGCCCAGCCATTTTCCGCTTAATAGTAAGTTGGGCATCTATTAGTTGATCTGAGTGATTTACTTTTGTTACTACAGCAGGCAAGCAAGTATGAATATCTTTAAGAGCAGAATCAATAGCTGTCTGAATTACTTTTTCTAAAGGAGTTGTTGCTTTCTCTGCCATTAAAATATTCTCGCATTTATTTGAGTTGACCAAGGATTATCGTGTGTATCACCTGTATGGATTAGTTTATCAATCCGGTATATTCCTTTATTTCTAATAGGTGGTATTTTTCTAAAAAATAAATTACCAACATTTATTTTTTCACTTATTGATTCCACTTTAATTGTTCTTGCTAATTTTAATTCAGGAAGTAAAAGATGAGAAACATTAATCCCAACTTCAGTCCTTTCTGGGCTTCCAATCATCCCACTTCCCTGATTTATTACTACAGGTGGAACATCACTAAGCGGAAAACCAGTTGGAGTTGTTTCAATTACTTCATCATTTACAGAATATTCAAAACCACAGTCTTTAGATATTTTATCAAGCCAATCTTTAATATTTCCAGACAGCTGTAATTCCCTCAGTAATGATTTTTTACCAGATAAACAATTTTTTAATCCTTCTGTAGCTCCTTTTGAAATCCCTTGCATTTGCCCAACCAGTTCATTATATATTTGTTCAGTATCTACTCCAGCTGGTAAAGTTTTATTTATTGTAGCAGTACTTAATATATTTATTCCATCAGCAGCAAATATTTCACTGATCCAATCTGTACCAATTTTTAAATGAACAACATTTATTATATCTCCAGTAAAAAGTAATGGAATAGAATTATCTTCATATCCAGTATATAATTGAAGTTTTAATCCTTTTACTTCAATATTATTTCTACTGCTCTCAGATAGGTTATATATTTTTATATTTCCAAGATTTGGATATCCAACCAAACTTTTTTCAATTTTAAAATTGATTCTTAAATCAATTATTTCAAATCCTGGTATTAAAATTTTTACTTTCCTATTAAACATTTTTATTATTTACTTCAAGTAAAAATGATTCAAGAGTTTGCCTTTCTGGATCAGTTTCATTTTCGCTTTTTAAATCAAAAAGTATTTGAGGATATTGTCTGAGCAAATATTCCTGTGTTATTATTTTTATTCCATACACAAGTATATTTCCATCAGCATCTTTTATATCAAGAGTCCAAAAGCCAATCTCATTCCACAATTGCCTAAAAATATATATAGTATCAGATATGGAAATATTAAAATTTTCTTCAGGATTATTTGTCAATGGTAAATACATTATACTCCACCCAACCCTTTTAACCCACCAGAAATAGCTGGAACCATTTTATCTGCTATATTTGAATCATTGAATTGTTCTTCGGTTATTATCTCTGCTCCAGCAAAAATAATTTCTTTCATAGTAGCAGTAAAAAATAAACCTTTTGAAGTATCCTTATCTTGACTTTCTGTAATGCTAATTATTACTACATTTCTGTATTCCTTTAATCCTTGGACTAAAGTAAATGGAGTTTTATTTATTTGAATTTCCAGTAGTTCTTCCCATGCTTCTTTGCTCTTTGAAGTATTCTTTGAAAAAATAGATGGTGCTCTTAAAAACTGACCAACCTTGCTGGAACTAATATCACTGACAACTCCAGCTACAGTAAATGTCATAGGCTCAGTAATAATATGATCATTTATATTAGCGCCAAATTCAACTGGATTTTCTGTTACTCTTACAGTAGCAGATGCACTTTCATTTATAATTATATCAAGAGAAACAGTTGATATAAAATTCCCTTTTTTAAAAAATAGTTGGGCAATAGACATTTAAAATTCCACCTGTGATTCCAAATTGGTTTGAGCTCCACTATACTGCTCATTTAAAACATCCTTAACCACCTGTCTTACTTTATCTGTATCCCCACCATTTATACTTATTGATACATTTGGTTTATTTACAGTAGTATTTGATGTGGCAGTATTTTGAATAGAATTTGCTGAACGAGCTTGACCTGTTATCTCACCAGCTAAAGGAATTGATGCTATACCCATTCCTGGAATTTTATTAATCAGATCAATAGCACTATTTAAAGGTCTAATAAAAAAATCAGTTATAGCATTTCCAGCATCTTCTATCATCAGCAGCATACCTTCAAATGCTACATCACCTTCAGTAAAAATTAATTCCCATCCATCTTTTATCATAGTAAGTAAATCAAGAGTGGTTCTTAAAACTGCATCAAGTATAGGAAATTCATTTGCCAATTGACCAATAGCAGAATCCCCACCTTCAGCAAATTTTATAATATCTTCAAGCAGAAGAAGTATTGCTGCAGCCGTCGCAACTATTAAAATAGGCATCAGCAAAGCAGAAGCATTCATAGTAAGTAATAATCCGGTGACCACTATAATCGTATTTTTTAATCCTCCCATAGCCTTAATCAGACTTAAAACAACCCCTACAACACGCCGAACAACGTTAAAAACTATCTTAATACTACCTACCACCCTATCTAAAAAAAGGCTTAAATTTTGTTGTATAATAGCTTTATTTACTTTGAACCATTCTATGAATAATCCATTAGATTTATTAAATTGTTTAATTAATCTTGTACCAATAGCATTAGCAACTCCAGAAACCACTTTGGTTACTCTTAACATTTCATCATTAAAATCAGCCGCAGCTTTAGCAGCATCCTGATCAATAACAAAACCAAGTTCCCTTGCTTCTTCTCTCTGCTTTTTTATTGCTTCACTACCCTGCTGAATAGCCAGAAGTAAATCACTACCAATCCCAAGTTTTTGAGCAAACTCTAATTTCTCAGCTTGAGTACCTAAACCAGATATGGCATCTGAAACATCATTGAGCATTATATCCGCTTCTTTAAGCCTTCCATTGGCATCTGTTACAGATATTCCAAGCATACCAAATACTTCAACTCCAGCACCTATTCCTCTGGAAGCTTCTGAAGATATTCTGGCAAGATTTTCTAAAGAACTATTCATGGAATCAATAGAGCCACCATTCAGCTCAGCAACAAAACCAAGTTCTTGTAAGGCTTTAATATCAACCCCAGTTCTTTGGGCAAATTTTCCAAGCTCATCATTTGATGCAGCTATCTTTTTTGTAAACATAAAAATAGCAGTAGCAGCAGCAGTAGCTCCAGCTACAATAGCAGTTAAGCCCTTAACAGCAGACCCAAGAAAATCATCAAATTTTTCTAATTTTTCATCATCAACATCAAATGATAATTTAGTTATCAAATTTTCAATTACTGTATCAGCCATTACTTCCTTTTATTCTGAAGATATATTTTTTCTTCTTCTATGTCAAGTACTTCATTTAAATAATATGCATCAGATAAACTATATACTGTTTTTAATTCATGTAGGGTTGCCATTTTTCCATTTATTAATCGAGCTATAAAAGGGTCAACATTTAATTTTCTGGAGTCAGACTTTCCTTTTTTATAGTGGGCAAATCTGACTTTTTGAACTCCCCCAGGTTAAAATTTACCTCCATTATAAAGCCAACAACCTTCCACATCTCAAATGGCTTACCTGCAAAATGAGTAGAAAAATCTACTACTTTTGGGACATCTCCATCCTGTATAAATACTCCTTTTTCAAAAAGCAGTAATACAAGACCATTTACCAGCTCATCATCAAAATTTTCCATCAGTTTAGGAATCAATGCAGCCAATTTTTCTTTTATGGGCTTATCCATATCCATTAAAGGAAGTGCCCCTTTGCCCAAGAGTCTGATTAGCTTAGTCTGTACTTTCAATGCTCTCATAGCATCCATCTGAGTCACCAGATAAATAGTAGTCCCAATTGATTTACTTTTCTGTTCCATATTTTCCTTTCAAATATTACACAATAGCAGGAGTTAAAAAATCACCTCTGAATACCCATTCCATGGTATTTATATTCTGGCCACGGATAACCGTTGGATATTTTCGTATCCAAGCATTATTGATAACATAAGTTTCACCAGTCTCTTTATCCTCAACAACAAGCGGATTCACTCCTGTACCAAGTTCTTTATCTGCATTATAAATTACAGTTAACTCTTTATTACTTCCTGAGTTCTGAAGTAATTTAACAGTAACTGTACATCGATTATCATTTGACTGCGACCTGACAACATCTCCTTTAGCTCCAGCCAGATCATTAAATTGATCAGCCTCATATTCAATATTCACTACATCATCACCATCTGCATATCCTTGAAGCTCAAGAATACCAAAAATTACATTTACATTAGTAAATGAAAAAGTTTTAAATCCTGGCATATCATTCTCCTTTTATTAACACAAATTAAAATGGATTAATTATATAAAAACTGTTCCACGAACCACAACTTTATTTATACCACCCTGAAGTTCTGCTGTAAAAGTTCCATCAGGAAGTAGTCTGTCATCTCTATCTGATTGAGATACTTCTGATCTTTTTGGGAAAGAAGTAATGATTGAGCCTACTACTAAAATGCCCTGCTTTACTCCATATTCATCAAGTCTGCTTCTTAACCTTGTATCAGCAGTAGTAATCCCAGCATTGGTAAAAGGAATAATGTCTTTTTCAAGGAATAAAGACATCAGACCTTCCTCAGTTCTGGCTTGAAGGAAATCAATATTCCTTATGATGTCAATGAATTCTCCTTCCTTATCTACATTTTTACCACCACCCATAGTTCCAAGATAAACAAAATCAGCAGCAAGCACAGTAGTATAGACATTACAATTTACATCCAAAGCAGCATCCTTTTGAAGCTCAGATAGTACTACAGCAGGTATGTTTACTTCAGCACCTTCTGCTATTCCTGCCAATTCTTTAAAAGCCCAGTTTGTTGATCCAACATCTTTAGGTAATTGCTGCCCCATCCAAGAAGTATCTGGATAAAGATTAGAATTATCATGATAAATTCCTGCTGACCTTTTATAATTAGCATTTTTGAGATAATACATAAATGTTGAAGTATCATCCAAAATTAAAGTATTGGCATCATTTGTAGCTATAAGGAACATTTTTCTTCTGCTTTCAATCTCATCAGCCATATCTTCAGTTACTGTATCATCACGAAATTCCTTTAAAGCACCCATAGCATACCAATCACTATTTACATTTTCAATAGCAGTAATAGCAGCAGCAAATTCTTCAGCTATCTGACCTTGGGAAAGAATTGAACCACCAAGATTAGTTGGCCCAACCAATACATCCCCATCCAAATAATCACTTCCGCTTATATCTACTCCTGTGCCCTCTGGTGTTAAAAGAGTAATAGTGGAAGATGCTCCTGTACTGGCACTAACAAAACAAAAGCGATTAATTAAGAAATAACAATCACCATCTACTCCAAGAGCAGTATCAATTACTGTTGCTACATCAGCCATACTGGTAACTGAATGAAAATCAAGTCCAGTTAAATCAACATCCGCAGTATCTATTACTACAGTCAAAGTGCCAGTTGTTACAAGTTTCCAAACTTCCAAATCAGTTTCAGGTGAACTACCACACTCCAGAAGGGCAGCAATAGCATCATCTACAAACCTACCAAATTGAATTTCATTCGGCTGATTCTCCAGGAATGGGTCTTGGAAGAAAAAGGCATCAGCAGCTAAAGACTCTTCAGAATCATCTCCAAAAAAGGCATCAACTGCAGCAGCCGAAAGAAAACTCTTATGCCTTACTGTGGAAGAAAGTAAAAGTGAATTAGTAATCATCATTAAAATTCCAAAACCAGCAGCTGATACTCTGGGGGTATCTTTTCTAATCTCTACATCAACAAATCTTTTTATAGGTCTTGTCATAGCTCATCTCCTTATGGTTTTTTAATTGTTGTAGTATATCCATCATCATTAATATTATTTGTTATCTGAATTTTCTGAATAGTCTCAATATTTTCTTTATCTAAAGAACGAGTAAAAAAGAAACAATCAAACTGTGCTCTTTCTTCAAATTGTTTATTTACTTCTTCAGGAATTTCATTTACAACATGGGCTTTATGAAAACCTAAGCCACCAGCAAAAAGTTGATCAGTAACAGTTACCCTTCCCAAGCTATCTTTTAATTTTGTGGCTAAAGTAAAAGCACCTGTCCCATAAGTATTAATACTTAAAAAAATATCATCCACAGTAGAATATTTTACATCAATAGATTTATTCTCAAGCAAAGTTGCTTCTGATTCTTTTAATCCTATTTGAACTGTTTGAGAAACATCTATAATTACATAAGGCAAAGCTGGTCTGGGAGCATTTGGTGGAGTAAAAATAACTCTCCCAGCAGTTATTCCAAAAACCCATATATACAATGTATTTTCTACTGATTCGATATTAATCATTAATTATTCCTTAAAACCACAGCCTTTAAATCGTGTATATCAAACTTTCTTAATCCTACCTATATAAAGGTATAGGCTTTTTTATCGTCTTATAGCTATGGCCTTATGATAACCACCTATGTATCTGTGGGCAACATTATACACCAACCAATTTTTACTTTTATATAAAATAATATCACCTTTAGTAGTAGTACCAACTTGAGGTATTAATTCAAATTTGGTATGAATCTTAATAGCTTCTTCAGTTCTTTCCCCTTCGGCAAGTACTTTTAAATCAGCTGGAGTAGCATTCTGAATAACTCCTGAAAAAGAAAGGGCTGAAGGAGTACCAGCAACCCATCTTCCAGATACATAACTCCCAGCATTTCTTGTTCCAGTTACTGTTTGTAAAAAGCCAGCAAAGGCTGCAGAAACATCATTAAAATTCTCACTCATCTATTTACCTCATAAGTAATAGAATTTTTTAATTGGCCAGTATCAATAAGCGGATTGCTTGACCCTTTTGCTTCTATTGTTTCTGGAGTATTTGGTGGGGAAGTAATTGAAACAATTTTTTGGCTTATGACATCAGACATAAATTCACCTAACAATCCCAATCCAGCTTCCATTTTTATTTTTCCATTTACTATTTGTTTTAAAAGTTTTTTCTGTAGTGCTATGATTTCCTTTTTCTTTGCCTGAATAGTACTTCTCATAAATGATCTTTCTGGTAAAGTAGCCGTACCATATTCATGGGCATATCCAATTCCTGCTACAGTAATATCTCCAGATGAATGCTTTCCAGCATCTATTATTCCAACATCAACAGTACCAGGAATTTTCACCCTATTCTTTAGGGCTTCAACCCCACCATTTTTCTTTACTCTTTTAACTTTAGATGACACTTGCTGGGACTCCTAATGTTTTTCTCAAAGCCAAATATCTTTGGCCATAAGCAGTAGTCATATAAATTGCATCACTTTCATTCTTCGGCTGTGCTGTAGTAAAAGTAACAGACACACCATCTACTGTTCTACCAGCAATTGCTCCACCAGCAGAAGTAGTTGATCCAGCTTCAGTTTCAGTAGCCAACACCAGATAATGGGCAGTTAAATAGTACAAGCCAAGGTCATACTTTTCTCCCCAATATACTGCATTAAGAATAATGACGGAATCATCAATAAATAGTTGAACCCTTGGATCACTCTCAGCAGCAAATTCTGGAAACCGAGTTTTAAAAGAAGCTGGATCAATCATAATATATTATCCTTTTATTTTACTTCTTGCCTTTCTTTGGATCTTTTTCAGTCATGGACTTTTCAAGTTTCTCCATTGTTTTCTGAAGTTCTTTAATGGACTTGGCTTGGTCTTTGATAAGTTCTGCTTGCCCAGAAATAGTTATATCATTTTGGCTAAGAGTTTTTTTCTGAGCCTTGACTATGCGCTGGGCTTTGTTCAAAATTTCATTTTTCTTTTTTGCAGCATCTGCTTCTTTTTTATCTTCAGGATTTAATTCACCACTTTCTATAACAGTCAGATACATTTTTTGATGGCCTAAGGCAGCAGGATTATCTTCAAAATATTTTCCAATTACCTTTTCATCAACAGTATTATGACCAGGGAAAAGCCGCAAATTTGGTAGCCCAACTGCCTTCAAAACAATTACTGCTTTTGCTTTATTTTTAACTATCATATAGAATACTCCTTTTTAAAAATTAATTTTAAAAAAGTGTGCTCGATTTTTTCGCCACTTGTAACCGATAGTTTCAGTGGGCACACTTTTTAATTAAATATCAGCATCTTAATTAAATGCCATCAGCATATCTGGCAGAACCAGGATACCGGAACTCAATACCGCTGAGTTTGAATTCACCAGGTACTTCAAATCCACGACCTTTTCTCTGAGGTTCTGTAAAACGTAAAGGCATTGGAATATGAAATACTACTTTATCCATATCCTTATCATAAGCCATCATTCGATCAGATGGGCCAGAACCAGCACCAGCCAGCTCAGTAGCAGGAATAATATCTGCATCAGATGAAAGGTAAGGACTGTTGGCGATTAACCAGGCCAATAGAGTAGTATCACTGTTATCACTCCTGGGAGTACCAGCAAGATAATTCCATTGGGCAGTAGGAAGTAAAAGGGTATTGGGCTTTTCAACCTGAAGAGTATCAACAAAAATATCTCCCATGAAATCATTGATATCAAAAAGAATTTGATTGGGAGTTTTATTTACCCATTCAGTTCCACCTCCAGGATTTACTACAGTAGCAGCAGTAACATTGGTGTTGTTAATAAAGCCAGGAAGATTATGAGTGGTATCTCCAGACATAGCTACTCTTTGGGCAAGTTCTTCATATGCCCTTCTGGCAGTATTTGATTTCAGTTGAGGAAGTGCACGCTTCAATTGGATAGCCTGACGAAGTTCTTCATCAGAATATTCATAGCCAGTAGCACCAAGCTCTACAGGTACAGTAATTTTGTCAGTCCCAATTTCTGCAATAGGAACATTCAAAGATTTTGTACCAACAAACTTAGCCACAGCTGCTCCATCCATAAAAAAGTAGGTAACAGACTCTGCCCACTCTCCAGCTTCATTTGATACTGGAACTATCATTGGATAGGTTATTGCTTTATATTTCTTCTCATACATCTTACTTTCAATGTGAGTAAGTTGAGAAAGAAGAAAGGCCAGCCCAGTTGCTGCATCATAAATAAACATATTTTTTCTCCTTATATATTGTGTTATAATTTACTGTTTTAAAAACCAGCAGTAATAGTTTTAAGATACCGCAGCAGTTGGGGTACCAGATACCATCCAGTTAGTGCCATCAGAAAAAATTACAGCAGAATCAGCACCATCAAAGGTAATTATAGTTCCATCAAGAAAGACTGCTGGAGTAATAACCTGATCACCACCATCCACCAACATTTTCATTTCAACTTTCTGTCCAGGATAACCAGCCGCAATTGCTCCTGTTGAAGCTCCAATTGTAGAATCAAAAATAAATAAATCTACATCAAGAGGCATTACAGCAGTAGTAGCAGCAGTAATAGTTAAAATTGCCAATCCTTCACGAGCAATTACTTTCCAAGAAGTTCCTGAAAATTGTAAAGTAAAGGAACTGAAGACATCAGTTAAACGCAGGGTGGCACCAATAGCCAGATTAGCAGGGGTAATAATACAATCCCCACCATCCACAGTCATCATGATCTTTTTGATTTGACCTTCTGTACCATCTGCAAGACTCGCTGCCATCGCTCCAAGAGTAGTATCAACATAAGTAATTGCCGTATCTACTCCAGCAATCGCAGTTGTGGCAGTAATGGTTTCAGAGCTATCAGGGGCAAGAAGTACTCCAACACCTGGAGTATTAAGATTAACCAGAGCAATCCCACCAGCAGCAGTAGTAGATTCAAAAGAAGCACCAACAATAAGGTCGGCATCTGCGCCACTCGCATCTTTTCTGAATCGGCCAACTACATCCAAAGGTGCAGTATCAGCAGTATGCCTGAAGTAAACAGCATCACCAGGCACCACAGACTGTTCAGTATAAACCCAAACCAAACCAAAGTCAATAATATTCATTTCTCTATACCGCTCATAGAGATGAAGATTACTGGCATTTTCAGACCAGGCTGTGGTCATTTCAGTAATACCCATAAAGGCTTGGCTTCCAGTGGTAGGAAGTTTTGCCTGATTATCGGCTGTCCCTCTGACAACTGCTCGGCCAAAAGGGATGTCCCCATCCTCTGCCACTTTTGAAGTAATATTAATCAGACCAAGATCAGACCTTTGCCCTTCAAAAGCAGCGACTTGTTCTGCTAAATAACTTGTTTGAACTGGACACATATTCTTTCTCCTTATATTATAATTATTGTTAAAAACAGCCCACTACAAAATGTAGGATTAATCTTCCATTTTAAGCTGATCCTTCATATACTTTTTTCTGGCAGATTTGCGAGTAACTTTGTTGCCCTTATCATCTTTGATAAAATCATCTTCCAATTTCTTCAAAGAATCATCCGCCTTATCTTGCTTTTTGATAGCCATATCATAAGCAGCGTTGATATAGTCATTGGACTTTCCATCCAATTTCATATCTGGCAGAATGTGGTCAATTACTGCTGTCTTAATTTCCAGCGGGCAGTCAGTACACTCAGGCATCTTGTCTCCAAGAATTGCTTTAGCCTGAACCAGCAAAGCAGCACGCTCAGAAATAAGAGCAGATAAATCAGAATCAGACATTTTCTCTTTTTCTGAAGCATCTTTTTCTGCCTCAGCTTTGTCCTTTTCTTTTTTCAGCTTCTCCTTTTCTTCTTCTTCTTCAGTCAATTTTTTCTTGAAGCCTTCTACTTCAGCATCATGTGCTTTTTGCTGATTAAGAATAGCCTGTCCAAGTTGCGCATCCTCTATAGAATATTGGATGCCGTCAATTGTTATAGTGGTCATAGTTTTCTCCTTTTTATTATGATCCATGGTTAGCTTACAAGATGGGCCACACCGACCTGCATCAACTATTGCCAAATGATTTGCTTTAATATCAGTTTGAATAAATTCATATTCATCACCGTTAAAAGCACCTTTCTCTTCTTTCAAATTATTAGAATATCCAACAGATACTTCTATTTTTCCAGCTTCTGCTTTTTTAATTTGGTCTTTATCAGTAATTGTTACAACACCAGATAACATTTCATCAGCTTCTATTACTTCTGATACTTGACCTTTTTGAAGTTTTTTAACATTATTAATTGTAACAATTTCAGTAGGGTGGTCATCTGTGACAATAAGATTTACAAAACTCCTTATGCTTTCTGGATGAAAAACTTCTTTAGCTGGTCGCATTACTCCAACCTTTTCCATCAGCCTATCTTTTAAGCCCAGCTCATATCCCATATAATATTGAACACCTGTACGAGCGAGTATAACAGGCGCTGTTAAAAAGCCTGTAGTCGTATCTATCTTAGCCTTAAAAGTTTGACTATCATCGAATAAAAGCCCTTTATCAGCTAATTTTAAGATGGCCAAAGCTTCTTCTTTTGAAATATTTTTATGCATATTATGGTACCTCAATTATAGGACTATAAGAACATCGACAATTAATATCTGTTATCCCAGGCTGGATAAACTTACCACAAGTTTTTGACCAGGCTCCTTTTTTAATTTCAAACTCAACTCCATCTAATTCATCATGACATTTTCTGACTCTTTCATCTTTGGATGTTCTATATATACCTTTTTTAATACCAAGGCTTTCACTTCTTCTTAAAGTAATTTGAGAATTAATAGTTTGTACTTCATTTCTTGCTATGGTTTTAATTCGATTAGCAAGCTTACTATTTGCTCCAGTTTTGGCAGTAATTTCTTTTGCTATTGTTTCATATCTTGCTCCGCTTACTACTCCATTATTGACAATAGTCTCAACTTGCTTTAAATATTCCAATAGTCTCAACTTGCTTTAAATATTCTTCAGGTAAAGACTTTATCAGACTCGCATTTTTATTTACACTCAATGCAGTAAAATCTTCAAGCCCTTCAGAAGTAATAATGCTACTCAAATCCACTCCTGTAGCTCTGGCAACGGTTTTATCAAATTTATTTTTATTAGCAGTACCTACTTTTTCAACCATATGAGAAGATGCTACCTGGGCAAAACTCGCTGTAGCATTTCCAGTAAATAAACCATTTAGCCTTCTAAAGATAACTCCAAGTTGATCGCCAATCCCATCTCTTAATGGGGACTGACCAATTTTTTTATAAGAGGTTTTTAATAATCCATCAACATGTTCTTTATATTCATCCCATAATTCATATTCGCCATCCAGATTAAAACTATCA